TGATCTGTACAAGTCTTTGCAGGCTGCTGACGCTGCTGGTGACACCAAGGCGGCGCAAGCCTTGGCTGACTACATTCGATCCTTACAGATTCCAGCGCCAAGCGAAAAGCAGATAGAGATGACTACTGGCGCACCACTTGGTGTGCGAGCTGCTGTTGGCTCTGCTACCACCATGCAAGACAAACTTGCAACGCTTAAACAGTATTTCCCTGACGCGCGACCATACGACAAAGATAACTTCATCTATACCGATCCAAAGACTGGTCGGGCAACATTGATGAATGAAAAGAATCCTGTTCTCTTTGGCGTGCCTTTGCCGACCATGGGAGACATTGCTGGCGCTTTGCCTGAGATTGCAGAGTTTGTTGGCGCTGGTACTGGCGCTGCATTGACAGCTCCATTTGGTCCACCAGCGATGGTTGGCGGTGCTGGACTTGGTGGTGCTGCATTTAAAAAGCTGTACGAGATGGGTATGCAGTATGGCGGTCCAACTGTAGAGACTAGGGGCGGTGCAGAGCAGGCGACAGGCGTCACAAAAGATATTCTATTGAATGCCGTTGGTCAGCGTGGTGGTCAACTGATGGAGCAATATTCTCCATATCTGTTGTCTCCAATTCAACAGCAATTGATGGGACTGCGCCAAGGTATACCGCAGGCGGCATCAAGGCTTGGCATTAAATTGCCTGCTGGCGTTGCTACGCAAAGTCCTGCTGTGCAGCGTCTTGAGGCTGGGCTGGCGCAGACACCTGGCGGCGCTCAAGTCATTGCGCCAAAATATGAATTGATGCAAGAGCAGATGGGTACTTCCGCACGAAACATTGCTGAAGATATTTCACAAGTTGGCAAAACTCCAAGCATGATACCTACGCCACCATTCTCAGAAAAAGGTGGTCTTGGTGGTTTCATTAAAAAAAGCGCTGAAGCTGCTGGCAAGCGATTTGAGGATAGGCGCAATCAGATTGATGATGTTGTTGCATACACCATTGGGCCAAACAACAGATTTGCCGCCAACAATACAGCTCAATTAGTTAACCAATTGAATGCTGAAATTGCCACAAGTCCAAATACATTAAGACCAATGCTGAGTCCAGTGATTCAGCGATCTATGCGTATTGTTGATGATGCAAATGCAGGCTTTGGCGGCGTAACATTTGACGCACTGCGCCGAGCAAGAACAGAAATTGGCAAAGAGATTGACAGACCAGACATCAGTGGCTTTTCAAACACCAAAGAATTGAAGAGGCTTTATGCTGCATTGAGTGCTGACATTTATCAAGCAGCAAAACAATCAGGTCCTATTGCAGAGCGATCTTTGAAGCTGCATGACCGATATGTCAGGTTTAATCGTGAAGTCAATTTACCTGCGCTGCAAAAGATTGCAGATCAGAATCTTGATGTGAATGCTGTCAACTATGCGATGGCAGGCACAAAAGATGGCATGGGAAGACTTCAAGTATTGGTGCGTAACTTCAAGCCAGAAGAGCGAGATACATTAGCAGCATCAGTGTGGCAGCAATTAGGCAATGCCAAAGCTGGAATGAAAGAGGGCGCAGATGTAGGTGCTGACAGTTTTGAATTCAGCGCAAATACATTTTTGACAAACTGGAATGGTTTGAGTGACAGCGCCAAGCAAGTCCTGTTTGGTGGTGAGAGATACCGCAACATCATTCCCGCCATCAATGATTTGGTGAAGATCAGCACTGGTGCGCGTGAGGCTGGAAAGGCCGTCAATGTCTCAAACACTGGCGGCGCTCAGATGGTTACATCAGCCCTGTTAGGTGCTACTGGAGCAGGCTTTGGTGGAATGGGTGGTGATGCAGCACAAGCATTGCTTGGTGGAGCTGGAGCTTTAACTGGTCTTGTCTTATCAAGTAATGTGGCGGCAAGACTTTTAGAGAGTCCACGCTTTATTAGATGGGTATCAGACACCAGCCGAGCTGTTGTCAATAATCCAAATTCTCTGACCACTCAGATCGCCAAATTGTCAGCCATTGCTACTGCTGATCCAGCAGCCAGCGATGCTATTGAGGCGTACTACAAGCAGATTCAACCCATCGCACTTCAGATGCGTAGAGCGAGGTAAGAAATGGCAACCAGTTACCTAGACCCATTTGGCGCACCAGACTACTCGGCAGAGGGTATGCCGAGTTTGCTGTCTCTGAGCAATTTGGAGTCACTAGCACGCGGTAATTTTGCTGGTTTGCTTGGCTTACCAGAAGACTTGCGAAGATTGATTACTACTAAAAAGATGCAAGAAAACATGGATTTTCTTTCGTCACAAAGCGGCATACCTCAAGTCCCATATTTTTTACCTAGCAGCGAGGAGATAAAACAACGCACGCCACGCATGACTACGCCAACTCCACAAGCTGGACTGCTTGAAGACGTTGGTGCATTCATGTATCCAGCTCCTTTGGCTGCTGTTGGTCCTTTGTCGAAAGGTGTAAAAGCCGTTGGACGTATGGCTGGAACGCGTATGGCTGAAAACGCTGCAATGGGAATACCTAATTTGCCTAGCTTGCTTGCTGAACCAGCATCAGTACTGTTCGCGGCTCCACCAGCAAGACAGGGTGTTGGAAAATCAAAAAATAGGGTTGGCACAACAGGGCAATATGTTGGCGCACCACAAGGAATTGACAGTCCACAAAAGTTGGCTGCAATGCGTGCTAACTATATGAAAGATGTAATTGAGGGTATACCTGGCCGCAATTGGTATGAAGACTCAAGTAAATGGATTGGAGAAGTTGCACCAGCAAATAGAGAGCAAGCAATTGCAGACACCATTGGTGTTTCATCACAAGGCACTGGTGTTGATCCAAATCTTGGGTTCTCTGTTAAGGGTGTAAATCAATACGCAGCAGGACTTCCTGTGGAAACTGGAAGATTCCCTGGAAATCAATCACCATTAATTCAAAATGCACTTGCTGGAATTCAACAGCATCTTGGACCAAAGCGCCAGCCGTTTGCGTCAAATTTGAGCGTTGATTGGAATCCTGCAATGGCACAACACCCAGTGCATGACATTTGGCAAGGACGCGCATTTGGCTATAAAACCCCTGAGGGAAAACCATGGGACGCTGGATTTAGCCCACAGCAACACGCATTCATGGACCAGCAAATGGTTGCAGTTCAAGATCAATTAAATAAAAATAAAGTTGGCGGATTCACTGATTGGAATCCATTGAACACGCAAGCAGCAGCATGGACTGGCGCAAAGATTAGATCAGGTGATTTGGTATCAAGTGAGGCGGCAATGCACTATGGAGACTTCTCTCCAAAGTATCAGGCTATGGCTACTCATGAACAAGCGCCAGGCGCTGGGGTTGGTCAAATTGAAAATTTGCTATCAATGCCTTATGAAGAAAGACTTGCATTTCAAAATGCCGTACCATGGACAGATGTAAGAGGACGAGACAAAATTTATGGAGCTGGAGGCTTACTTGTTGAACCATCAACAAAAATGGTTGGTGCATATACGCCAAAAGGAACTGGTCTTTTAGAGGTTAATCCTGGTGAAGTTGCGCGACCACTTGTCCAACAGGCTGGCGGTTCAATTATTCCAAGTGATGCACAAATGCTTAACATTGGTGAATCGTCACGTGCATTTATTGATGCACAAAATGCTGGTGCATGGCACAAAATAATTCCAGATACACAGACAACTGCCGGAGAGAGAAATAGCTTAAATATTCCATTGAGCGAAAGCCCAACACCAGAACAAATGGCAAAGCTAGATCAAATTGCAAAGCAAAATGGAATGTTTGCTGTTGATACTGGAAAAGGTGTGAACCTGATTAACGATCCATATTCAAAAATTGGAGCAACAAGAACAGGCGTAACACTGTCTAAAGATTTAAAAGGTAATCTTGGATCAGAGTTGCAAAATGTTATTGGTAGCACTGGTCAAAGAGTAAAAATTGAAACTGGATATCAGGACTATGAAAGTCTTTGGAAAGAAGCAGGCAAAGGAAAAGCTACTGAGCAGTTCTTAAAAACTCTTAATCTGAATCCTAATTTTGCTAAAAATATTGAGCCAGCATTGCAAGAAAAAGCACTTGCAAATATGCAGCGTGATGCTGAATTTGCACAACGTACTGGTGGCAAAGTGAGAGAAGATATACAACGTGCAAGACAGATTCTTGCAACACAAGGTATCGCTGGACTTACTGCTGCTTTGGCCTCTGGTGTTGTTTTGGCTGGTCCAGCTCGAGAGGTTCTTGATCCAAAGAAGATGAAGTAGATCGATGATTGGCTGATGGAAATAATTTGACGCCATTCATCCTTTTCATTTGTTCAATTTCCTCCAATGGAGTCAAGTTCACCGCAATAATTTCAGTAAACCCATTTTCATGGGTGATGTATTCATAAGGCATTTTTATCTCCAAACAGCGCAGCCACCAGCGGATCACGCTTAATCTTCCACTTCTTTGCTCTTTCCTTTGCCATGCGAAAAGCATGATCGTCTAAGGACTCCTTGGATCGCCAGCGTTTGAGCCTCTCTTGCGCCGTCAATGGTTTAGGCTTGACGGCATCAGTTCCTATGCCATGCCTATACACGGCCACCAGCACATTGCCCGATCTGCGCCACTCTTGAATGTGGACAACGCCTTGCACGCGCAGTCTGTTGATCAGTATCTGAGCTGATCTCTCGGTGCAGTACACCTTGGCGGCCACCTCTGGCGCGGTGCATCCAACGCGCTGTAGAAGATCGATGATGCGTGGCAGCCTGACAGACTTCATTTGTTGAGATGCTCGCGTCTGAGGTGGCGCTCTGCTTCTTCTTTGTCGGTGAAGATCAAGCCGCAGCGCGTGCAGCGGTAACTCTTACCTTGGTAGACGCTGGTCTTTTTCTCTGGGTGCTGGCCGCTAACCTTGCCAGTGAATGTGCGGATAGTTTCAATCATTTGGCTTGTCCAACCTTGCGCGTGAGTAGACAGTAATTTGCTGCTTTTCCTGTAATCCAATCTTAGCCTGTGCTGCCTGACCCCATGCTCTACCTTGGGAGATCATCTTCAGCTCTTTGTCTCTTGACCAGATTGATGGTGTGCCATCACGCCAGTCAAATGCGTTCTTCTTCTCAGTCATTGCTCTTCATCCTCATGATGGTTTAATCTTTCCTCTAATCGTTTAATGCGTTTTTCGTTGTACTGGACCACGCTGACGGCGTACTCCACCGCTGACTCGGCATCCAGTTTACGCAACTGTGCTTCTTGCAGCTCTTTGAGGATCACCTCGCGGATTGTTCTTGTCTTAACCAAGTCCTTGAGATACCTGACTGTCAACTCTTTCCAGTTCATTGGACTCCTCGCATTTCCCAACCAAGCAGGAAGTAATTCCAACGAGTTTGCAGGGCAAGTACGTTGTATCTGCCTTTTGTTTCGCTGAAGTCTGTATAGCCTTTGGCTCGCATCATTGCCTCAAAGACTTGCTGTGCTTTGCTCACTTCTTCTTCTCCTTAATCTCTTTCTGAATGCCTGCGCTCATTTGCAGGAACATCCGCATCCACTTAACACCGCCAAGCCTTTGGTACTCGGCGTACTCTGATTGGGTGAGGCGCAGCGTGATGGCGCGTCCCAGTTCTGTCTTCTCTTTAACCATCAATCAACCTCGCATTGCAACAAAAACCAAACAAAGCAGCACAGTGTGCCAAGCACCACAGCAACGCCAAATAAGGCGATCAGGAAGAAGATGATGGCTGTTTGCATGGCTTGGCCTCACTTGGTGGTGTCCAGCCAAAGCGCCGCCAAGTGGCCTGCACATCGGTTGGCTTGGGATACTTAAACTCTTTGGCGTAGGCACTTGGGAGCGTCACTTTTGTGCCTTGTGGGGGACGCCAGTCGTGCCTCATTTGGATGCCGCCAGCAGTTCCATCTCGGCGTCTTTGAGGCGGTCCTTGATGCATTTCATTTCGTAGTCGAGTTGATCGAGCTGGCGCTGCATACGCTCGCGGGTAAATCTCTCAGCGTGCGCCCATCCAATGACAGCGCCACAGTGGACTGCTTTGTTGATGAGCTGCACGATCTCGGCGCGAGTCATCACGCCAATGGCAGTCTCTTTGGGGGGTGAGAGGCGTAGTACCTCGGCGTCTATTTCGTCTTGCATCTTCTTAGACATGGATGTCTCCTTGGGGTTGAGGGGTTGACCAGGCTTGCACAAGCAGGGTGGCGTTGTAGGGAATAGGCGTCACAGTTGACACAAACAGACCTTTGCCGCGCTGTTTGCGTCCCCATGCGTCTACGGCATTGGCATTCTTTAAGTCACCGCGCTTGACGGCGGCGTACACCTTGGCACGCTCAAAGCCACCATCCTCCAGCTCGGCCATGCTGCGCGGTTCTTGGCAGAAGTCTTGGAGATCGGTCAAGATGACCACCATGCGGCGAGTAACAGGGCAAAGCCAACGCCGATAGCGATGGCGGCGAGGAAGTCAAGGGCAGAGTCAGCGCGGCGCTCTAAGCGCCTTGCTTGCTCTTCCATGTAGGGGTGCTGGGTGTGGTTCATTTGGATGTTTCCTTAAAGGTGGGGGCAGAAGCCCCCTGGTTGATTAAGCTGCGGCTCTCTCTTCAAAAAAGCGCTTTGACTCTGTACCCTGATCGATGTAAGCGTCAGAGCCGTAAGCTGGATCGACTTCAAACCAGCATGATGCTGTCAAGGCTTTACCTGATGCCAAGGCTATATTAACTTTGGCGGCCAAATCTTCAACGATTGTTTTCGCAGTCTCACGAATATCAGCAAAACAAACTTCGCCAGTTTCTTCGCACTCCTCAACTTTTACGCCAGGGAAAGTTTTTTCGTGACGAAAACGGCGACCAGCTGCGTTTTCAATTAAGACATAGTATTTTTCAGCGATGAATCGGCGGCCATCGCAGGCGATACCGGCTTCGTACAGATCAGATACTGCGTATGCTTCGTAAGTTGCGTTCATTTGTTTTTCCTAGAAGTGAAGTAATTGAGGACTTAAGTATATCACACTTGACGAAGTCGTCAACAACTATTATTTAGACCCTGCAAATTAGTCAACTATTACTGTTGTAAACTTAGCATCGGCGGTGTTTTCAAGGTCACCGCCAGTTGCCTTTTAGGGGATCGGTTCGCGCTGATCCCCTTTTTTTATCTTAAACTTGACGCTTTCCACAAAACATGGTTAACATTCTCCACATGAAAACGATATCTCAAGAAGCACTATCCGCAATTCGCCACAAGGTTGAGGCTGCTGGCTACAAGATGTCTGATGTCTGCCGCGTTGCAGAGATCGATCAGGCGCAAGTATCCCGCTGGATGAGTGGGACCACAGAGCCACTATACGGCAGCGTGATGCGCTTGGATCAAGCAGCCGATGCGTTGGTGTCAGCTCGCCTAACAGTCCTCAACAAAGCCATGGAGGACGCCGTCAAATGAGTACATTCAAACCTCGCCGCATCATTGGCATTGATGTAGGGCTGAATGGCGCAATTGCCATGATGCAGGGCGAGACGCTCACAGGCATTTTCGATATGCCCACAGTCACGCTGGATCGCAACGGAAAAGCCAAGCGCCAAATTAGCATCCCCGAGCTTATCGCCATACTGGATGGCTTCAAGCCCGATGAGGCGTACATAGAACGCGTTTTTGCAATGAGTGGCCAGGGCGTTACCAGCGTCTTTTCCTTTGGCCGCAGCCTTGGCGCGATTGAGGGTGTCATTGCCGCGAGATCCATCAAGTCCACACTGATCACGCCACAGACATGGCAAAAGGCGATGGGCGTGACTGGTGGTAAGGACGGCGCAAGGGCGCGTGCCATGGAGCTGTTTCCTTGGAATGTGGATTACTTCAAGCGCAAGAAAGATGATGGCCGAGCAGATGCGGCGCTGATTGCTTGTTGGGGACTGCGACATGGATGACCAAGAACGAGCCACCATGCGCGAACACATCGTCTACTTGGCAAATCAGTTGGAGATCTCGCGCAAAGCAAATCAGCAGCAGATCGTCTTCATCAAGCGATTGCTTGACCCCGAAGACCTCGGACACGCCGTCAGCAACGAAACCCGACAGATCGCGTACACGCTGTTAATTAACAGTTCACACATAGAAAGAGACTCATGGCAACACAACAACCCTTGAAACTTAGACCATCATCAGCATCGCGTTGGATCGCCTGCCCTGCCAGCGCCAGACTGTC